TAAATTAAGCTGATTATTTAATTTATTTAGATCAAGATCAATACCTTGTTCAGTAAATAGAAGTTCCTGTACAACATTTTGTTGATCAAACATTAGCTTTTGATTTATACCTATAGTATCCAATAAAAGCTGTTGACTAACATTTTGTTGATCAAACATTAGCTTTTGATCGATACCCATAGTATTCAATAAAAGCTGTTGATCAATACCCATTACATCAAAGAATTGCTTCTGTAATGCTGTTTCTTCAGTTAATAGGAATTGCTCAGTACCAGCAGCTTCACGGGCTCCAGCTTCTGCTGCAATCCCCTGAGCAACCTTCCTAGCACTCCTACCAGCCTGTCCAGCAGCTAATGCTGCTCCAGTAGCCTTCAGGGCTTCAATACGCCCCTGCTGCCTTTCTAGGACGGTATCAGTACGTGCTTTACGAATACTCAATTCAGTTTCAGCACCAAGACGTTGTTTAAGAGAACCAGCCTCAGCTTGTTTCCTCATCTTAGCAAAGCTAGCTCCACCAGTAAGTTGAGCTTGAGTAACACCAGCTTTAGCTTGTGCTTGACTTTTCTTTACCTCTAGTCCAGCATTAGCAGCAGCAAAATCCAGCATCATTTGCTGCTCACTAAAACCAAGACCAATCAGATTTTCTTGAAGATAGCGATCTTGTTCAATTAATGCTTGCTCTTCAGCAAGTTCATTAAATGACTTTTGTTTAGTGGCTCTATTTACAGACTCATCGTAGGCACGGTTTTCTTGGGAAAATCTATAATCCCGAATACCCATTCCATATTCCCACTCTTGAAACCTGCTATCATCTTGAAATTGGAGATTAGCTTCAGTGTTTCGTTTTAAAATTTCTTGAGATTCTTTTTGATATTTGTATTGACGTTTAGATTCACGCCAATCAAATCTCCACTGTCTTTTGTTAGACTTTTGGGTTTTCTGTACAGCTTTATCAGCTGCTTTCTTTTGCTTAGCTGCAGCATTATTACCTAAGATTGTACCAATACCAGCTTGTGCAACTCCTAGTCCAATACTAATTGGATCAACTGCCATCCTCAGACCCTCCTATAGAATCGTGGTGTATACTTTCCTTCCCACATCATTGCATTAACAGCAACGGGGAACGGTGAATCATTAAACATTCTTACTCTAAAATTTTCTGTACGTTGATGGATAGGTAGGGTGAATACATTCTCTGCATCCAATGGAACATCATTAGCAAGATAAGTATTTGCTTCAATAACAGGTTGAACATCATACCATTCAGCTCTACCATTTGCATTTAGTTTAAAGCCCATAACACCGGATAAACCAACAGCAAACTTCATCCTAGAAATAGTAAGATTAGCAGTAAAGTCTGCATCTACCTGACCAGGACGATAGTAGATTCGTGGTAGTTCAACATCAAAGTTATATCTAAATCCAACAATAACATCAGATGCTAAACTTGTAAGATCTTTACCAGTAATACTGAAATAATCTCCAGTACCATCAGATCCTCTCTCTGGTGTTACATTAAAACCTGACTCAACAAAAGAGCCACCAGCAGTACTACCTTTAATAACAATGATTGGGTTTAAAGTTGATACATCATTATATGGTAAGTAGCACTTAGTTGTTTTTGTTACAGAATCATAAGTAACACTAGATGCTGTTGCATACATATCAACACAAGGATTTACCTTTTCACCTTGACTGTTGATAATAATACCCTGCTCTGGTGCTTGACTAAGAACTGCTCTACTAATGACAAACTGATCATCCTGTTTAGTAACAGCATACATATTGTCAGAATCAGCAGCAAGGAATTGTACTGTGCCTGGCATCAACCAACTGAACCAAGCTTGCATTACATTTTCCTTACCATTATTATAATAAGAAAACAAAAACACTTCTTTAAGTGACTGTCCACTTAATGCAATAAGGGAGTTCTGTGGACTTGTAATCAATGAATCAATATCAGGACTGATCCATTCTTTAACAACACGGCTGATGTCTAGTACTTGTGGGTTCTCCTGTTGTCCCCTAGTTACCATACCAAAGATACGGGAGTAACCAGGAGTTTTAGTGATAAAGTTAATTGTAGTTCCATCATCAACAGGTTCAATGTTCTTGTCTAACTCATAAGTAGAAAGAGTTCTGATTGTTGCTAATGAAGGAGTGAGAACACCAGAATCAGAGAACAAGATAAACTGTTGATCTTCAGAGAATAACACAACACCTTGAGCAGTTGGAATAACAGCATGGAGTGCAGTAGGTCGTGTAGAAGAACAACTAATATCAATTGGATCTGAATCAATAACAGTCTGTGCTGATGTATGGTAAAAATTATAAAAATCACCAGCTTGACTCATGGATACATTATCTTTAGATATAAACCCAAGTCTATTGTTATGAAAGAATCCAGCAGTAATTTTATTACCTACAAAGCTAGGATCTTCGTTTGTTTCATTGTCACCAACAAGTCTATCTGTATAGTCAATCTCTCTAAATACAAATGTATCTACAGCAGTATTAACCAACTCATGAGGCATCGTTGAATTATCCAGTCCAGGGGATACATAAGGAGAAACTGTTTCTTCCCAATACCCTCTACCAGATACACCATTATCAGCAATAAATTTTACATAATAATCATCTAGTGCTGAACCAGTATTGATAATTTTAATAACAGTATTATGTGTTGCTTCATTAGGAAGTCGTGCTACATTGGATACCTGTTCTTGGAATACGTATAGTCCATCATTATCAATACCACCTTTAGCTTCAATAGTAAATGCTGCAGGATCACCATTACCATCAAATCGTTCAATAAATAGACTAGTTTTATATGCAGTTAAAACCCAAGTACCAGCAAAATCAGGATTAGATGCAGACTGTTGGGCACTAATCAATGCATCCAATGCATCACGTAAATGATGATTTGTATTGACACTACCATCATCATTTAACATATCATCATATGTTGTAGATGATTGAGGAGTAGCAGTAGCAGTCAATCCTTGAAGAGTAATTGAATATTCGTAATCAGCAATAAGAGATTCTAAGACAACAGTAGCTGATGTATTTTGTAAATTTGGTGTAGCTGATTGGGTGCCAACAGTGACACTATCATTGATAACAATACTAGTATCTTGTACAGTAATTATTTTATAGTCATTCCGTGTACCAGTTAAATATCCAGTTCCATAGGATAAGTTACAGTACAGGTATTACCAGTTACAGCATTCCAGACATTAATTGATGTACCTTTAATTACACCAATGTACTCTTCATCATCATCTCTATTGATATAGAACCACTTACCATCATCATAAGTAGTTCCAGTACCAATATTAACAATATGTTCAAATCCAGGTCTTTTTGTTAAACCAAAGGTAGGATCAGGGTATCCGTTATAGCACTCACGGACCTGACCGGGTAGTTTCTTATCATCTGATTGTTTGGATACCCCACCGAGGTAACTTGTGATCCGTTGAGTTACTGCTGCCATTATCTATAAAGTGCTTTGAATGGTTTATAAGATTGGTAATTATTAGTTCCTTCAGGATGACCAAAGAAAGTATAATCACCTTGGTTGCATTCATACTCCATTGCCATAGCTCTGGTGAACGCTTCTTTCTGTTGAAGAATTTGGTATTGATTAGGATCACCTACAATACGACTAGAAACAATAGAAGCTGCTCTAGATGTAATGTGATCTTGAATAGGTCGGGGGAGATCTACCCAATCAAATAACCAAACAATGTCACACTCAACTTTTTCTCTGTCCTTAGCCCAAGTGTAAGAGTGACTAATTTTGTCGTATAGTTTACCACTACGACGAACAACATCAAACCCCATATTATTTGGATTATCAGATAGGTCAATCTGAAGCATATTATTGGGGATTAAAATTTCATTATTATTATCAGGAACCATTTCATAATTTAGTTCCTTGTTGAACGACCATCCCTCAGCCTGTACTTCCCTTGAGACTTCAAGAAGAGTCTGGTAAGCAATCGCAACGTCCGGGTTGGTTTGATCTAGGGTAGTCACAGGCGCTTGACCACATGACTGCAGAATTTGATTTACAGCAGGTAGTTCCTGTGCTGAGTTAGTGGTAGGAAAAGCCATATAGATAAAAAAAAGGGGACCCCGAAGGATCCCCCATAAAGAACAAAATCAGAATGCAGAAGGAGCAGAAGCACCAACATACAGTTCAACAGCAGCAGCAGGGTTGAGGTAGTCAGCACCACAAGCCATGCGACCCAGCATCACGTCACCCTGATAAATCACGGAAACGTCACCGCTAGTCACTTGGACTTGGGGACCAATNGCTTCAACCATACCAGCAGCCTCTTTCTGGAAGATAAGGCCACAGGACTTAGCACCAACTTCAGCAGCAGTACCATAGTCATTGTTGACACCAGTGGTTGCACCGGAAGCGTTCTCCAGAGCAGGTCCAACGAAGTCACCAGTATTGGTAGGAGAGGTCACACCAGTGGTGCCACCATAAGCAGTACCATACTTACCCAGGAACGGGATGTTCATGGACTTGTAGATACGAATACCAGCGATCTCAATGATGCCGTTACCGGACTGCAGAGCAGTGCCTTGCTCGTCACGGTTGATCAGGTAAGCACCGGATCCAGAACCACCAACACCTTGGATCAGTTCATAGTACTGACGGGGGTTGAGGACAGCCACACGACCTTCACCACTCACACCCTTCTCATCAAGGGCAGCAGCAGCGTCATAGAAAGCAGCAACAAGGTTGCTTGCCACATAAGCATCAGAATCGTTAGCAGTAGCACCAACACGAATCTGAGTACCACCGGGCTCTACATAGTTAGTAGCAGACACAGGAGAAGCAGAACGAGCACCACGAGTGATAGCACGGAATGCCAGACGGTCATACTTTTCTGCCAGAGCATAGCCGATCTTACGGCTGATCTCAGAACGCAGATCATAATGAGAAAGAACTTCATCAAGCTCATACACGAAAGCAGAGCTGATCAGCAGGTCATCACAGGTGATGGTCTTCTCGGCCACCGGGGGTGCACCGTTGCTGTCACCCAGGATGCTGTTTCCAGGAGTATGGAACTCAGAGCTGGTACGACCCGTGAAGATGAACTGCAAAGACTTGCCGTTCTTCAGGGTACGCTTCATGATCAGATCCCGAGCAATAGTGTTGTGCTGGAATCCTTTGAACATCTCACCGCTAAAAAGCTTGAGATACAGGGCGCGGCGATCCGCACCAAAATTAGATGAACCCGGTACAGTAAGCTGTGCGGGATTCACAGAAGATTGAAATGCCATTGTAGTAGATAAGTAAGATTATACAGACTACCAATCGATTGATATAAAAAATTTTGTGGTAAAAATTATTGGTCTTTACCAAACCGGTTCGGCAAAGGGTGTCCTCGTAAGGGCCAATGCCAAATAGCCAGGGTGGGAGTTGCACCCACCTATCAACTTAGTTGATAACTCTCTGGCAAATAAAATAATAATGTTTCCTATCATCAAGTCCGTTATACCCACCATTAACACGTAGGGTAACTTGCTCTACTGTAGGATTAGTATCACA